GTATTGCGTGGAAGCATCGCCGCCCGGTCCGAAACTATCGCTACAAAAGGTTTTTCCTAAATATTTATAAATGCCGCGACCGAAATCAATGAGTTTGAATATTTTACCGTATGTCGGGACTTTATATACATTTCCTTCAAACATATAATACAAAAACGGTTTATCTGTTTTTACATACATTATATTGTTTGTATGCAAATCGTTATGTGTAAAGGAATACGTTTTTTGATAGGTTAGTAAGATCATAATGACCTGAAACAAGGCACTGCATCCATTATCTTCGTCGATTTTGTCGTTTTCAAGTAATTGATCGAGTGTGCCGTCACATTGTTCCATGCAAATCATTTGTATGGGGAAATTGTCAATGAATCCATATATCTCTTCTTCTTCTTCGCTTTCTTCACTGTCACTTTCACTTTCGCTGTCACTGTCCAATAATTTTCCAAAGGGTTTTACTAAATCATCTAGCATATCATCACCAACATCTTCTTCGATTACAATACTATCATCATCCGAACTATAATTGATAACACTACTACTGTTACTCGAGCTTTTACTCGAAAGGGAACTATTATAAGTCGTTTCACTGTTTTTAGGGGAATTCTCATAAACCATTTCAATATCCAAATCCGTTTCTAAAGGCGTCAGACCATTATGGTCTTCAATTGATTCGCTGTCTAATTCGACAATAGGTAACTCGACTTCTTCTTCACCGGTTTCCTCTAAACATAATCGTAACCGGAATTTGCGAGAACCGTCGTATGTGGATCGTGCATGCATGATGGCATTCCGGTGTTTTTCTTCAATATGAAAGAGACCACCGAGGTTTTTGTTGAAAAAAGCGGAATTGTCTAAATATTCCATATCATCGCTCAAAGCCACCTTGTATTTTTTCTGAATGCCTAAATAAGAACCATAAAAGTCAATGCCGTTTTCGAAATTGTAATTGTTCTTCAAAACACTGGAAAGGAAAGTGAAAAAGCAATCGACGTAAGATGTATTGTTTGGAGAAACGAGCTTCGGATGACTCTCCAAGGATTCGCTTTGGCAATGAAGTTTAGGCAAAACTCGGATCATGGGATTGGAAACATCGTATTTGCCGATCATATATCGATATGGGTCTAACAAGGGCGAGAATTTGATGAAAACTTTGCGCTCTTCAACATTACCTTCTTGGCTATTTACATGATGTAAATCCTTAATATGATAGGGATGGTTTAAAGCAATACTCTGATAATTTGAATCATTCATTTCGAAAAAACGGCTATAAATTGGATTATATAACTGTAGCTCTTGGATTTCATATGGATTAAAGTCTTCATGGGGATTCTGTTGTTGCAATTCCTCTAAATGGATTGTATCCGGTTTATAGTAATTCAATTTATAATCCATGTGTTATACGTTTTCCAAATAGATTTAAAAAAATAGTTAAACGTAATAGCCTTTCTAGGTGCGTGTTTAATCAGTCAAAATTTAATCTAAGAGATTTAGTATACTCGACATTCCTAAATATGACATTGCAATTGAAAAAGTTCGATATGAAATGGATTACCTTTAAACCGAATGAAAACAAGGGTCCGGTGATTGTGATGATTGGTCGTCGTGATACAGGTAAATCGTTTTTAGTGCGCGATTTGCTTTTTCATCACCAAGACATTCCGATTGGCACCGTGATTTCAGGAACAGAAGCCGGAAACGGTTTTTATTCGGCCCATGTTCCCAAGTTGTTTATTCATGAGGAATACAATACGGTATTGGTGGAAAATGTGCTGCGGCGTCAAAAAGCGGTGCTAAAACAAATGACAAAAGAAAAAGAGCAGTTCAATCGTTCTACAATAGATCCCCGTACATTCGTCATTTTAGATGATTGTTTATATGATCAGTCTTGGACAAAGGATAAGATGATGCGTTTGATGTTCATGAATGGGCGTCATTGGAAGATTATGCTTATTATTACCATGCAATATCCATTGGGTATACCTCCCAACCTGCGTACGAATATCGATTACGTTTTTATTTTGAGGGAGCCCTATTTGACCAATCGTAAGCGTATTTGGGAGAATTATGCGTCCATGTTTCCTACATTAGAGTCGTTTTGTTCGGTCATGGACCAAACCACGGAAAACTACGAGTGTTTGGTCATCAACAATAATGCAAAATCGAATAAATTGAATGATCAAATATTCTGGTATAAGGCGGAAAATAGACCGTCTTTTAGACTGGGTTCAAAAGAATTTTGGGACATTTCCAAGGAAATGGGATCGGATGATGAAGGAGAACAATACGATCCGTCAAAGTCAAAAAAACGCAATGCGGTATCGATCAATGTGAAAAAATCGACCAGATGGTAAAAGAATGCAGAAAATAGTTTAGTAAAAAGAATAAAGGTAATTCGCATTATAAAACAATGAATAATAGTCAATTTTTCATTGTTTTTACAACGTTATGTGCAATCATATTTTTAGAGAAAAAAATGCCGTATATTGGTAAAATCCATGTGGCTTCGTTTTTACATTGTTGTATTACGGCGATTACGGCGCATTATGTACTTATAAACGATCCATGGAAATTTCTGACAATATACGAATACAATATGGAGGATTTTCCGTTAATTGCTCAAATCGTTCCCTATATTAGTTATGCATTCGGGTTTTATGACTTGTATTATGGAATTACGTTGAAAAAAGTAGATTTTATAATTCACGGAACTGTGTTTACCACGAGTGCACTAATTACGGATTATTACAATGCAATGCATTATTCCTATATGGGATTGTTATTGGAAACAAGCACCCCCTTTTTTCATTTATTACATTATAAAATTCCGTTCATCGAAACGGCTTTTGCTTTTACCTTTTTATTATACCGATGTGTGTTTTTTCCCATTATGACCATTATTTATTTCTTTCGCACTTATAACAATATTGTAAATAACGAAATGAACCTGGAAAAAGGAGTAATAATTTGCGCATGCACGCTAAACGCGCTCAATATATATTGGGGCAGCAAAATCGTCAAACGAGCCATCCGAAAATATTATCCTGCAAAAGAAGACTAAATAGGACTAACGCGTAAAATAACTTTTAAAACATCCAAAGTATACGTTTTACCAGTTGTTACACACAATCGATACGTATTTGTTCTGTTAATGGTTTGCGTTGTGTTTACTGTGCTTGTCGAGACAATTTTATAACCAAATGGTCCAAATGCTAGGTTTGCAGTAGAACTCTTGGACACACTGCGCGTATCCATATCTACCGTCGCCAATGAATTTGGGTCCGGTGTTCCCGTAGATATTAATTCCATTGTAACATAATTCCCTGAACTTCCTGATCCCGCAGTAGCCAAACTCGTTCCATAGATTTCCAAAAAATAATCGCGCGAAGAAGACAATGCAGAAAAAGTAATGTTTGAAGTAGAAGTAATGCCATCCATGAAACTATAATTCCCATTATTTAGTGTGGTACTATGATCATAATCCGCTATTTGTGTACCACCTCCGTTTCCGATAATAACACTATCGAAAAAGAGAATGGCATTGGTTTCTGTGCGTAGGGTATATGGCGAATAAGTAATTTCATAACTCGTTGGATTATACGTTAATACATTACTCGCATCTTCTTCGCGAATGGGACGCACAGAAAAAGAATTAGTGTTTGAAGGATTTAATTCAATACCACTCGCATTTAATACAATGGAATTGCTAAGTTGATTTGTTTGACCGGCGAATCTACCGATTGCAATAGAGTCACTACCTTGTTGTTCATAACCAGCGCGATATCCGATTGCAACGGAACCGTCTTGGCCAGTATAACCAGCATCTTGACCAATGGCAACTGAAATAGAAGACTGTTCTTGATATCCAGCGTTATGTCCAATCGCAATTGCATTTGAACCTTGTTGATTTTCACCCGCAGAACGACCTATTGCAACGGATTCGATACCTTGTGTGGTTAATCCTGCATCGGTTCCAATGGCAACGGAAAATGCACCTTGCGTTGTGCTACCTGCATTGTTTCCGATTGCGATTCCATAATCTCCTTGCGTTGAAAATCCCGCACTACTTCCAATCGATATTCCATAATCGCTTTGTGAAGTGTTTCCAGCGTTTTTACCAAGAGCGACTGTATTTATTCCTTGTGTTGTTTGTCCGGCATTTTCACCTAAATGGATCTTAGAAGAACCAACGTCCCATGCTGAAGATGTAGCATTCCAATAAATATAATCAGATTCATAGGTTCCTGCTATTGTGAGTGTTCCTTGTGCTCCAGTCGGACCGGTTGGACCTATATTACCCTGAATACCTTGTGGACCTGTAGGACCGTTATTACCTTGTGCTCCTTGTGGACCTGTAGGACCTATATTACCTTGTGCTCCTTGTGGACCTGTAGGACCTATATTACCTTGTGCTCCTTGTGGACCTGTAGGACCGTTATTACCTTGAACACCTTGAGGACCCATTGGACCATCATTTCCTTGAATACCAGGTGGCCCAGTCGGACCATCGTTTCCTTCAGTACCTTGTGGACCCGTTGGTCCCCCACCCTTTATTAAAGAATAATAAGGACCCGTATATCCCGGACCCGATGTATTTCTTTCAATGGCCACTAAATCATAA